ATTAATCGCATTACACTCTGTCAGCATTGTCGTAAGGCTTTTATTATAAACGAAGAAGGCAACGAATCTGAATGTGACGGCTGTATTGCGGAAACAGAGATAACACATCAACTTATTGACGATGGCGACTTAATAGGGATTAACTATGACTGTCCATAAACTATTCTTAATGCAAGACTACTTTGAACACATGGTAGGCAAGACTATTGAAGAGGTAGCTATCTTTGATGGTGAGCTAGTGATATTCCTAGATGACAAGTCAGAGGTATGTATCTACGAAGGTGAATATGGTTTAACCATGCAGATTAACGAACGACCAGAATTGGATGACTAATATGTTTACACTTCTCACAACACTTGTATCATTCTTAACAGGCGGTGTGCCTAAAATACTAGACTTCTTTCAGAATAAGGCTGACAATAAACATGAGCTTGCAATGGCGCAATTACAGTTTACGCAACAACTAGAATTGCAGAAAGCAGGCTTTACACTTCAGAAAGATTTGGAGGAAATTAAATATGACGAGATACAGACGACAACGGCTGGCGCAGAAAGACTTGCTCTATATTCGCATGATATCGAAATCGGAAAGGGAGCGTCAACGTGGGTTATTAACTTACGTGCTATGGTTCGCCCAGCTATTACTTTTGGCTTGTTTGGTCTATTGGTATTGGTAGAGATATTTGGCTTTTATTACGCTATTCACACAGGCATTAGTTACAATGATGCTATGCAAAGTTTATGGTCACAAGATATGCAAACAGTATGGGCATCAATCGTAGCGTTTCATTTTGGGACTAGAGCTTTTGATAAGAAATGAAAGTATCTAAAGCAGGACTAGAACTAATTGCGTTTTTTGAAGGTGTCAGGCTCAAGCCGTATAGATGTCCTGCTCAACTATGGACTGTTTGTATCGGTCATCTTATTGGTGATGGCCATACTTTACCGGATAATTGGAATAGAACTTTTACACTAGAGGAAGCGTATGCAATACTGGCTAAGGATGTCGCACGATTTGAGCGAGGAGTTTCTATGTACTGTCCTGTGCCACTTACACAAGGTCAGTATGATGCTCTTGTTAGCTTCAGCTTTAATCTTGGTCTTGGCACACTTCAAAGAAGCTCACTCCGTCAAAAGGTTAATCGTGGCGATTGGGATGGCGCAAAGAAAGTTTTACTTAAATATAACAAAGCTAACGGCAAAGTGCTTAAAGGTTTAGATTTAAGACGCAAAGCCGAAGCTAGATTATTTTAGCATATCACTATTGATAGTTAGTCTTGAAACCTCCCCAAATTGCTTGCTGTACGTGATAACCTTAGCATCTCTACCACTTAGCCATCCACCCCTAGCAGCGTAAGCGTCAGCAGGTGCTAAAGTACGGTGTTGTTCTACTATCATCAAGTTGTTTTCTTTAACGTCTAGGTGGTGTAAATGCCCTGTGTGAGCATAAGCATACTTAGTCCTGCCAAACATCTCACGGAACTGTCCTGCAAATACTTCACTTACATTGGTTACTCTACGTTTATGCCCATGATGAAAGAATAGCGCAGTATTGCCAAACTCATACGCATTGTATGGATTAGGACTTCTATCTACCGATACTCTAGGCTCATTCTCATACATCACACTAAACCATTCACGCAACCATATTTGACTAACAGGATCGTGGTTAGCATCTGCCATAATAATATGTAAGTTTTGGTGTTTCTGTAACAGCATATCAATGATGGTGCGTAAGATACGGATAGATGACCTTACTAGCTTAGAGAACCGACTATCAACGTCTAGCAAGTGTTTAGATGCTGGTGTTACTGCATCCATTCCGTCAAAGTGTAAGAAGTCTGATAGTTGAGCAAATACCGCAGTATCGGCATTGGGTGATTGTAGGATAGCTTGAGCAAACCATTTAATGATAAGTTCCTCACCTAGTTTTAAATCCCAGTCCTCGCCACATTCCTCATGCCAGGCAAGAAGGCCGAGATGGTAGTCAGTTACGACATAGCAATTAAGTAACGTACTATTACCTAATGGTGGTGGCATCATCATAGATACTTTAGGTATCTCTTCTTTCATTGCCTCCACAGCTTCAAGTAATAACTCTTGGAACTTACTATCATCTAGCCTAGTCTTTACCCACTGCCCACTAGCCTTGCCTTCTTTATCGTAATAGGTAGATACACCTCTAACTACAAACGGCTCTGGTGCTACTCTAGTCATATCATGTGATGGTGAATAACCACTTGACGCTGCCTTACTTTTTAATAAACGAATAGCAGCATCTACTACACTTGATTGCACGTTATAAAACTTTGCTGCCTGTCTATTTGAACCTAGCTCACAAGATTTAGTGTAATACTCCCACTGTCGGATTGTTGCGTATTGCTGTAAAGTTTCATCTAACATTTCTTATCCTTTATAGTGTTGAGAAGTATTCAACAAACAAACCATAAATTCCGTAAATTACGCTACAAGTACATACCGCTAATACAAACGATACTATAATTCCTTGTATATTCATAGTGTTGGCTTACTAGAACACGCTGTATAGACACCTTCCCATATCTTAATGGCATTTAAGTCGGGATTAGCATATAGATAACCCACCCATCCTAGCGCATATTCAATCTCTTTATCTTTGCCCATAGTGCGGATAAGCTCATCTTTAACCTCTTTCTCGGTCTTGCCAGTATCTCTGAAGCGGTAAGTGATAATCTTTGCAAAGTTAGCCCACTCGTCACAAGGTGTTTCTGCATGAGCAGTTAAAGATACTGATAATAGTAGTGCTGCAATTAATTTCATTTTAATACTCCCTTTAGGTAATAAATGTAAAGCAAACTTTAAATACTATCTAACGCTATTCTAATTTTCAATAATTCCAAAAGTTTTAGTACCATTCCTATCTGTGCGGTATCTTTGCCACTTTCAATATCACTAATAAATCTCAATCCACTTCCTAGTATTTGACTGACTTGTATTTGTGTTAAGTTTCTATGCTTTCTGTGTTTTTTAATTAACTTCCCAAGCTCAGACATTGAACTAAATAGCGTCAATTCACTCTGGTCAAATGCTATTCCAAAAGTATCGTTGTTAATTATTTTCTCTACATATTCCATTGCCACACTTGGTTTTATTTCAAAAAACTCTTTATTTGGGCGAGTTCTATATTTTTTTAATTTATCATGGATTAAACTTTCTACTTTATGGGCATCTTTTACTTTATATGATTGATATATTTCAAATTTCTCAGCTACTCCTGTTGCAGTATTTATTTCACTTAATCTTTGCTCAACCGTATTTTCAGTAAAGCCTATTTTTACAAGACCGTGTAATCTTTTATTAACTAATAAATATATATACCCATCCATTTAATATCTCCTAATGTAAAGCAAACTTTACTTTTTACTGCTTTTGTTACTTATCGGTAACACTATATTCTTCTTTCATTGACTCAATGCCACGCATAAGCAAAACCTCAAAACCTAACTGCATTAAGTACATTTTGCCTTCTTCATCTATGTCTAGCTCTGCAATACCGCTACCATCTGGATGGTCTTTAATGTCACCTATCAATTCTATTTTCATGTTATCCCCATATCTAAACTATTAATTTTGTTTTGCGTGTAATATTTCGTGTATTTTTCTACACAAACTTTTTTGTGTTGCATATATTCTGTTCAACTTCTTAAAATGTTCATGTAACGTGAACTATCTGGAATTTCCGAACAGTTCGTTTTAAATACCTACTCCATAACCCCTGAGAATCCCCAGAAGCTACAGGCTAGATACTTACTACAGATTTGAACTTGTAGAGGCATGACCTTCCACATTAAATATCTAACTACCTTGCAAGGATTCTTTACATCCGCCAAATTGTTAATCAGACTTACAAACTGTCATCTTTATCCGCTTGATATTGTTTATCCGCTTGGTAATGTTTATCTTCTTCTACGGCTATTTGTAAATCAACCAGTAACCTATCCCATATCACTTGCTTAAAGTCATCTTGGTAGTCGTGCCATGCTTTCATATAAGCATAGTCAGGGCGAAAGCCGTAGGCATCTTTGTAAAAATCTGATAACAGTTCAGAGTCAAATGTATAAGCCATCATTCACTCCAAAGCGTTTCTAAAATTAAGTAGGCTATTATTAAGCCAGCAAGTAAACCTAAAATATCAATCATCTTCGCCTTCCTTATAGTGTTTCTTCCAGTAAGGTTCTTCCTTTTCAGGTTGCTTTTTCTTACGAAAGATATTGTCATAATTATTGGCATACTTTTCTTGCTGCTCTTTAGTGCCAAGTTTAGTTCTTAATGGATCACCGGTAATAGGATTGCTAGACATAATGCCTCCATCAAAATGGGATTGAGCTTTCTAAGTCATCAAATGGGTCAGCTTCAGGTTTAGCCTTTTGCTTAATTGAACCATCTTGTTTGCCCCCTAATAGAGTTACATCTTGCACACGACACTCTAAGCTTGTTTTTTCTACTCCATCCTTTGTTGTATATGGACGCAAGTTAATCTCGCCTGTAATGCCTATTTGTGTGCCTTTTAAAAGCATTGGCGCAAGTATTTCTGCACGTTTACCCCATAAATTACAGTTTAACCATGTTGTAGTTTGTTTTTCACCATAACCAGCAGTAAGCGATACTGAAAAGTTACAGATAGCGTCACCATTTGCTGTGTGTTTTAGTGTTGAGTCTTGACCCAGACGGCCAGTAGCTGCTAATAAATTCATTTTAGTTCCTTTAATTGTTTAGTTAAGTCTGATACTTCTGTTAAAAATAATTGTACTGCCTTTTCTGTTTCAGCGATATATTCATCATCACGCTCAACACGCACAACAAATAACGCTAGGTTGTCACCAACTGTTGGGCAATAACTTACAAAGTCACACCATTTAGTATCTGCACAACAAGCCATCTGCCACTGCATTTGGGCGATATACTTAGTCGGTGCTTTACCTGATAGCAAAGTTTCAACATGATTGGCTGCCGTTGGGCATTTAATCTCTACCAAGCCATCAAGTCCTACTAAACCATCTGGACTAGCACCTGACATTTCAATACTAGGATGGTCAACAAAGCCTATCTCTGTTACGGTAATGCCTGTCTTAAACTCATACGCTGCTCGTGCTAAAGGTTCTAGCTCAATACCTCGTTCCATGTGTGAGTTAGTAAATCCTTCTTCACGTTGACCTGTTAGACGCTGACATACCAATTCCATACGGTAATTCTTACGGCTGGCAGACTCACCTGTCTTAATAGTAGCTAGTACATCAGCAACACGGCTTGCAGTTACCCGACCGAGCCTACGCTCTATCCATTCTTGTGATCCTTGTTCCATTATCTTATCCTCGGTAAAGGTTTAGCTAATAAATACTTATGACCCATTGCTTTAATAGCCTTAGCAATCTTGGCATCACGGTCTGAACGCTCTTTAGCTGTTGGTGGTGTTAAGCCATATAGTGAGTTAATAATCATTTTGTCATTCCTTCAAATAATGCTTTCATTTCGTCTTTAGCAACTGTAATAGGTGCGGTGTAAGCTGGATTAGATTTAACCTGGTTGCGAGCAGTTATAAATAAACTTTGCAACTCGGCCATTGTCTTAGCACTTCGTATCATATTGACGTAAAACTGTACTGGTTCAAGTTTAACAGGTTCATCACGGCCAGTAACAGCTTCTAGTGCGTCATGCTCTACTATCTCCATCGCTGTAACCCATAAATATCTGCGTTGATATGTTTCTACTGCACCGATATTTTGCACCTCGTGGCAACCTTTTAATGCTGCGCTACCCATCGGGCTAGTAATAACGATTTGCGAGTTATCATCAATGTCGGTAATAGTTAATGTAGCCAGTTCACTTGCAAAACTTACTACACCACATAACCCTGCTTTATTAAAAATGTTATTGATAGTAGGCAAGAAGTCACCTAACTCAAAGTATTTGTAACCAGCAAACTTGTTATTGCCTGACTTTGCTAACTTGCTATTTTGCAACTCTATTCGAGCTTCATTTAATTTTTTATGTACGGACATATTCTTCACCTTTTGCTAATTCATCTAAGTATTCGTCAATCTGTTTTCTAGCGCATTCATATAACCATTGGTCATATTCTGCCATCTCTATTAGTTCTCTATCGTCACCGTAATCTGGTATGTAATAATCATTAGCCAATTTAAGCTCCAATCAATAAGTAAAGAAAGGCTGACATTAAGATAACTGCTATAAAGCAGAAGCTAATCACGATGCACTCATAGGTGTCATCTTTAACTACGCTGTTTTTATAATCAGTCATTTGACCACCCCATAGCTTTATTTTCTTCAGCTAAGGCTACTGCATTGGCTGCGTTTTGTTCTGGTGTGAATTGGCTTAATACTTCAAGCATTCTACGGTCTGTTAATAAGCTATTAAGGCTTTTCTTAACATCGTTAATTGATTGTGCATCTAAGGTAGGAAGCAAGTTAATAATATCAGTAGCTTGCTCTAGTGCGACAAGTTCAATATCTTGATATGCTTTTGGTTCGTCAGCATAATAATAGACATCAAATCTTTTGCCTCTGAGTAATTCGTTTTGGCTGTAAACCTTTACTGTATCTAGTTTCATTTTGTATCTCCACCGTTTCTATTAAGTTGAATTTTCTCAACCACAACTGAATATTAAAGACATTGAATAACCGTGTCAAGCATTATTTTAAATATATTGCAAAATAAATTAAATAAGAATACAATGCAATTACTGAAACAACTAAAGGAACAAAAATGGAAACTAATCTACAATTTGTAAAACGTAAGCTGAGCGACCCGAAGCTAAACATTAATGCGCTGGCCAAAGAACTAGGCATTAATCGTTATCGCTTAGATAAGATAGCATCGGGCGGTCATGTTTCGTCTATGTTAATTGAGTCTTTATATTTATACTTTAAGGATGGCCAAGAATGATAACCATAGGTAAAGCAACATTGCACAACATGGACTGCATGGAACTTTTGAAAGCTACACCTGATAAGTTTTATGACTTGGCTATTGTTGACCCACCATATGGCTTAGGTGAAAGCGTTGTAAATAGCGGTGGAAGATTTAAGCGTTATGAAAATAAAAACGGAAATTGGGATAAAGAAATACCAAAAGATGAATTTTTCTCTGAGTTAAATCGTGTAAGTAAAAATCAAATTATATGGGGTGGTAACTACTTCCCTTTAACTACAAATAAATGCTTCATTATTTGGGATAAGCAACAGCCAGAGGGAGTTAGCTTTGCAATGGCTGAGTATGCTTGGGCTTCTTTTGATAGCGTTGCAAAGATTTTTAGATATAGAACACAAGGTCAAGAAGATAGATTTCACCCAACCCAAAAACCAGTAAAACTCTACGAATGGCTACTAACCAACTACGCCAAACAAGGTGACAAAATCCTAGACACTCACTTAGGAAGCGGAAGTCACGCCATAGCTTGCAACAACTTAGGTTTTGAGCTTACAGCTTGCGAGCTAGATAAAGACTATTACGAAGCATCAATCAAACGCATTAAACAGGCTACAGCGCAAGAAAGGTTATTTGAATGACTGAACACCAGGAACAAGTAGCACTCGTCACATGGTTTAGGCTTCAATATCCTAAGTACAATAAATATTTATGGGCTATTCCGAATGGCGGATCACGGCACATAGTTACAGCAGTTAAATTAAAGGCTGAAGGAGTGCTTGCTGGAGTATCTGACATTTTCTTAATGATACCTAAATCAGGTTGGCATGGAATGTTTATTGAGATGAAAGCTAAAGGCGGTAAACTTTCAGAAGCACAGAAAGAGTTTATGGGTGCTGCAACTTTAATGGGCTACCAAGCTGTTGTATGCTACGGATTTGAAAATGCTAAAGATGCAATAACAAACTACTTGCATGAAAGCAAAAATTAGTTTAGAGTATCACTATCACTTGACGGTGAACATGGGTAAGCCTTAGTCAACACTCTGCTGGTACCCACCAGTCCGTCAACATCCCTAAAAAAGATGAGAGTGTTGTCTAAGGTTTTTTTTTGGAGAAACCAAATGCATTATTACCAATTTAATATTGGTGACTATTATAGCCACACAAAGCATTTATCCCCGATTGAGGATATTTGCTATCGCAGGGCATTAGATTATTACTATCTACATGAAAAACCACTCACTAGCGATATCGCTAAATTATCCAGACTTTTAATGCTTAATGAATATCAAGTGGAATTAATGACTGTACTTGATGAATTTTTTGTAGTCGTAACTACTGGCTTTATTAACCCTAGAGCAGATAAAGAAATTGAACAATATCAATCATTTAGTGATGCTGGTAAACGTGGTGCCGCTAAGAGGTGGTCAAAGGGGGGTGATAAGGGGGTTATAGGGGGGCTATCAGGGGGTGTATCAAAGGCTAATGCTAAACAAGAAACAAGAAACATTAACCATAAACCATCAACCATATATAACCCACCAATTCCTGCGGAATTATTATCTGAATGGTTATCTGTTCGCAAAAAAAAGAAAGCAGTAGAAATAACCGAATTAGTTTGGAATGGAATAGTTAGAGAGGCAAACAAACTTAACTGGACACCAGAGCAAGCTGTTACATATTGCTGTGAAAAGGGCTGGGTTAGTTTAGACGCTAGTTGGGTTAAAGGTGCCAACACTAAACAAATGAAAGGTTATGGCTTTGTATCTGACGAACAATTTAACGAATGGCTTGAGCCTACAAAGGAGTTGATAAATGGATGATTCACATAAAAAACGCTTTTGGTTAATGATTAACGTAACTATGGAATTAACCAATAAACCACCTTTAACTAAAGAGGCAATTATTACTTGGTGGCATATGTTAAACAAGTATGACTATGAGGTTGTAGAGAAGGCAGTCAATCAATGGGTAGATTGCTCAAATAAACCACCTACACCTAAAGACATTGTATCTTTATGCAGACCTAAAGACCCTATCTATCATGCCTTGCCACCACCGGTAAGCATTGAGGATAATAAAGCTCATGCAGACAAACTTGCTTTATTTATTCACGAAAGATTAAAACCCAAAACCGACTATCATGCTTGGGCGAAGCGTATATTACGCAATCCTCAAAACTTCCCAGAGTCATCGGTTGAAGCTGCAAGAAAGGTGCTAGGTGAGAATTATGAAGTGGCTCAATAAAGACAAATACCATATCACATCAGGCGCATACATAATTGCTAAATACTTCTCGCCTAATGGTGTAAAATATGGGTTAAGTAAAGACAATATAAATTTAGGTTATTTTAAAACTTTAGAAGAGGCAAAGGATAAAGCAAAATGATTACGATAGGTAAAGCAACTCTACATAACTGTGATTGCATGGAGCTTTTAAAAGCTACGCCTGATAAGTTTTATGACTTGGCTATTGTAGACCCACCTTATGGGATTGATGCCGCAAATATGACTATGGGTAAAGGCAGCGCAAATGATTTAGGTACTCATAAAAAGAAAAATTGGGATAAAGCAATTCCAACTGCAGAGTATTTTCAAGAGTTGTTTAGAGCTAGTAAAAATCAAATTGTATGGGGGGGTAACTACTTTTTAGATTATCTAGGCAATACAAGATGCTGTTTAACGTGGGATAAATTAGATTACAACAGTGACTTTGCTGCATTTGAAATGGCATGGACTAGCTTTAATAAAAACTGCAAAACATTTCAACGTGCAAGGTCTGCAGAGGGAGATTCAAACGGAAAGATACACCCAACTCAAAAGCCAATAAAACTCTACGAATGGCTACTAACCAACTACGCCAAACAAGGCGACAAGATACTAGACACTCACTTAGGTTCAGGTTCACACGCTATTGCTTGCAACAACTTAGGATTTGAACTTACTGCTTGCGAGTTAGACAAAGATTATTACGAAGCTAGTATTAAGCGCATACAAAAAGCTAACCAACAGATAAGGATGTTCGAATGATAGAGATAAAAAACTTCAACATAAGTCAGCCTAACCTACCTTATCTATTTAGCAAGATACAGGACTTAGACTTATCACTTGGTTATGTTTGTAATGTAACTTTAAAATCGCATGGTAGGACTGCGGATCAAAACTCACGACTCTGGAAACTTTATTCTGAACTTGGCGAGTATATTGGCGAATCTTCAGACAAGGTACATGAGCTTATGACATGGAAGTTTCTACGCAGTCAGACTACTGTAAATGGAGAGTCTATTGAGGTAGTAAAAAGTACAACTAAGCTAACGACTGCTGAGATGACTGATTATCAAAACAAGATTGAGTTATGGGCTGGCAGCATAGGGTTTGTTTTTGGAGGAGATAATGAATGAGTTGGCTCTTTTCGCAGGTGCTGGTGAAGGAATTCTTGGAGGAAAACTTCTGGGATGGACAACCGTCTGTGCAGTTGAACGTGATGCCTACGCAGCACAAGTTTTGGCACAAAGACAAAATGATGGAATTCTTGAACCTTTCCCAATTTGGTCTGACGTTACAAGTTTTGACGGAAAGCCGTGGGCAGGAATTGTTGACGTGGTATCTGGCGGATTCCCATGCCAAGACATTAGCGCAGCAGGAAAAGGCGCAGGAATTACAGGTGAAAGAAGTGGATTGTGGACAGAATTTGCACGTATTATTGGCGAGGTTAGACCTAGATACGCTTTCGTGGAAAACAGCCCAATGCTCACTACTAGAGGACTTGGAGTTGTCCTTGCAGACTTGGCCGAAATGGGGTTCAATGCGGAATGGGGGGTGCTATCAGCGTCAGATGTTGGTGCAAACCACCAAAGAGAAAGAATATGGATACTTGCCGAACAACGAAACTTTCTTTCACACTCCGAACACGACAGGAATAGATGGAGGGAGCAACAGCAGGAAAGCATTGAAGAAAAGAAAGCAAATGTGGCCAACACCGACAGTTGGTTGTGTAGAGGGGGGGGAACAATCAAGTCGTGTGGAGAAAACAGAATCAGGAGGGTATATTTTAAGAAAAATGAACAAACCACATATGACTTATGGTGCAAAACTTTCAGATGCAATTCTATACGAGGAGAAACAGAATCAAATTGTGAATGGTGGAACGTTGAACCCGAATTGGGTCGAGTGGCTAATGGGGTGGCCAATAGGGTGGACAGAATTAAAGCCATTGGAAATGGACAAGTGCCATTATGTGCAGCAACCGCCTTCACCTCACTTAAAGAAAGACTAGACAATGCACCATAGAGCCAAACTAACTAACGAGCAAGTAGCAGAGATGCGTAAACAGCACTTAGCCTATGTAGTGGGTTATGAAACACTCGCTAAACGCTTTAACTGTGGCATATCAACTGCAAGAGATATTTGCACATATAGGACACGATACAATGTCAAAAATAACACAATCCGCTAAAGGTGAAAATTGCACCGTAAGAATTATTGGATGTTGTAATGGCAATCCAGAAACAACGGTGTTAGCGCATTTAAGTGGTATCAGATATAAGCATGGTATAGGACAGAAAGTAAACGACTTACACGGTGCTTATTGTTGCTCTAGCTGCCATGATGCGCTAGATGGTAGAGTAAAAACAAATCGCAGTAGAGATGAACTAAAGCTATGGCATTTAGAAGGTGTTATTGAAACTCAACTTAGACTAATAGAAAAGGGATTATTATGAGCTGTAACGGTATATACTTTGCTAAACTTAAACAAAAGTGGATTGCTCAATGTAGAAATGATGGTAAAGTAATTCAGATAGGTTCGTTTGATACACCAGAGGAGGCAAGTATGGCCTATGCTAGTTTTAGGTTAGGAATGAAACGTGAGCCAACCGCTAATGACTATGTAAGATTAGCTAGATACAAGTCTTACTGTGAGTTCTGCAAGACGCCTAGAACGATATCAGAACTATTTGCACATTATCCTAAATCTAATACTGGATCAGTGCGTCATGTTTCTGATTACCTGGTACAAGAAGGCTTTATAGAAAAGAAAACACAGTCATCTAAGATTAACGCTAAAGACAAATACATTTACACGACCATTAAAGATTTTAAAGATAGCGACTTAAAGCCAATGGGCAGGTCACAGGTTGCTAAGTTAAAGTTTGAAACTACACTAGGCATGAAACGAGAGGGTATTATAGAAGGTGCTAGAGTAATTAATTTTGATAACTTAAACCTGCAAGCAAAGTATAATGAACAGCGACACATGGATAGGTTGGCAGCAAAGTCACCTAAAAACTATATTAGCGGTGCAACTATGTCAGGGAGTGATTGGTAATGAGCGTATTAAACATTCAACATGGCGGTGACCATTACAAGGGATTTGCTATTCAGCCAGCAGAATTTTGTTATAAGAACGATATTCCATACCTAGAGGCAACAGCTATTAAATATCTATGTCGGCATGGCAAGAAAAACGGTTTAGAGGATTTGCGTAAAGCGATCCATTTTATTGAAATGCTAATAGAGTTTAAATATAAACAGTCTGATTGACTAAACGCTTGCATAATGTTATATTACGCTATCGGTTTATAGTAGAGTAAAAGCATAATTACTTTACTTTTTTATTCTGGAGAACGTACATCTCTTGAAAGCAATCAAGCCCCTCAGACGTGATAGGGTGAACTCAGAGGTAGTTCAGTTGCGAGAACCTCTTATTTTTTAAAGTATGGCTAGGTTTAGCGACCGAAAAGATAGAACCTTACTATCCTGCCAATACTTGTTTTAAGGGATTAACTTAAGGAGTTAATTATGCTAACGCAAGATAAATTAAAAGAAATACTAAATTACGATTCATCTACTGGAATTTTTAATTGGAAAATATCCCCTAAAAAAAATATAAATATAGGTGATATAGCAGGATGTAACTTTAGAGGTTATATTGTAATAACTATTGGTAATAAAAAATATAGAGCGCATAGATTAGCGTTTTTATATATGAATAATGATATACCAGATTGTGAAATTGACCATATTGATTTAAATAGAAGTAATAATAAATTTATAAATTTAAGATTAGCTACAACGTCTGAAAATCAATGTAATGTATTAATTAGAAAAGATAATAAAACTGGATATAAAGGTGTTTCATTAAATAAATATGGAACATGGACTGCAAGGGCAACATATAAAAAAGTCAACTATAATTTAGGTACTTTTAAAGATATTGAACTTGCAAATAAAGCATATCAAGACTTTGTAAAAATACATCACGGAAATTTTTATAGACTTCCAATTTAATTTTAAGGATTTGTATGGGCATATTAGAAGCAGCACCAGTTTTAGTTTCTGCTAAACAGAATATCGCCAATGCAAAGAACGCTATTGCTAATTGGAACTTAGGCGCAAAAGATGTAGATGCACCTAATAACGATTACTGGCGCAAGATGGCTAAGATATGGTCAGTAGATGAAAAGACTGCTCGCACACAAATCTGCGGTAACTGTGCTTACTACGATAATACACCAGAAGTGCTATCAGCCATGACCGACAAATACCCACTCAATGAATTTGATATCTACAACTCTTTTACCCAACGTGGCTATTGCCATAAGCTAGACTTTTCATGCCATACACCTAGAACTTGTCAAGCATGGGAACGTAAAGATTACGAGGAAGAATAATATGCCACTAAAAAAAGGTTCAAGCCAAAAGACTATCAGCAAGAACATTAAAACAGAAATGAATGCTGGTAAATCACAAAAGCAAAGTATAGCTATTGCATTAAGTGAAGCTGGAAAGTCTAAGAAAAGCAAAAAATGAATGACCACTGGTTTGTTATACTATTAGCTGTTATGGCCAATTTAACTTTAATTATTAATGCAATACATCACTGGTAATGAAACCTATTCGCATATTTGTTGGATTTGATAACAACGCAGAGCCAGTGGCATACCACGCCTTCTGTCAATCTGTAATAGAGCATAGTTCTATACCGGTATCATTCACTCCACTAGCACTAAACACTTTGCAGGGCTATAAAGAAACTCACACAGACGGATCAAACGCTTTCATATACTCACGCTTCTTAGTTCCATCACTATGCGACTATGAAGGTCTAGCTATATTTGCTGATGGCGATATGATAGTTAAAGGTGATATAGCAGAATTAGTAGCACTCTATGACGACACTAAAGCAGTACAGGTCGTTAAGCATGAGTATACAACTAAAGCAGCTACTAAATACTTAGGCGCAAAGAATGAGAACTATCCTAGAAAGAACTGGTCTAGTGTAATTCTATTTAACTGCGCTAAGAATAAAGCACTCACACCTGACTTGGTAATGACATCAACAGGTAGCTACTTACATCGCTTTAGCTGGTTAAATGATGCTGACATAGGGGCATTGCCTATTGAATGGAATTGGTTAGCGACTGAGTACGAATATAACCCTGACGCAAAGCTAGTGCATACAACCTTAGGCACTCCATGCTTTGGTGACTATCAAGATACAGATTACAGCAAAGACTGGTGGGAAGTTTATTACAGCATGATATATCCATTAACAGGTAACGATAAAGAAAGCATTTTGTAATTTAACAGGGTGACCAACCAATAGGAGTCACAATAACATGGCAGACGAAACAGTAAAAACACATGGTGGTGCTAGAGAAGGTGCAGGTGCGCCAGAAGGCAATAAAAATTCAATAAAATCAAACAGATTATTTTCTGAAACAATCAAGAGAATGGTCACGCAGTCTGAAGGTGAAGTAGTCCGTAGAATAGCAACGGCATTAATAGAAAAAGCATCAGATGGCGACTTAGGTGCTATTAAAGAATTTGCAGATAGATTAGAAGGTAAATCAATAGCAACGACTGAGATTGGTGGCATTGATGGTGCAGATATACCATTAAGCATAGGGATTAAGTTTGTCGCAACCGATAGCTGAGTTCCCTGACAAGTTACAGTTTCTATTTGAGCCACATCGTTATAAAGTTGCTTATGGTGGTAGAGGTAGCGGTAAGTCATGGGGATATGCAAGGGCATTGTTAATACAAGCTGCTAATAAACCTTTAAGAGTGTTATGCGCTCGTGAGATACAAAAGTCTATTAAGCAGTCAGTACATACATTATTGAATGACCAAATACAAGCATTAGGCTTAGGTTCATTCTACGAAGTATTAGAGTCAGAGATAAGAGGTAGGAACGGTAGCACATTTACATTTGCAGGACTGGCCAGTAATACGGTTGAGTCTATTAAGTCATTTGAAGGGTGCAATATCGTTTGGGTAGAGGAAGGGCAGACAGTATCTAAACGCTCATGGGATATATTAATCCCTACGATACGGTCAGAAGGTTCAGAGATATGGATTAGCTTTAACCCTGATGTTGATACAGATGATACTTACCAACGCTTTGTTGTTAATCCACCTGATAACGCTCATGTAGTTAAAGTAAATTATAGTGATAACGCTTGGTTTCCTAAAGTATTAGAGATAGAGCGATTACATAGTAAAGAACACAACCCAGACTATGCAAATATATGGGAAGGCGATTGTAAAGCAGCAGTAGATGGTGCTATATACGCTAATGAGATAAGAGAGGCGCAAGAAGGTGGCAGAGTTACCACAGTGCCTTACGATCCAATGTTAAAGGTTCATGCAGTAATGGACTTAGGATGGAATGATAGTATGTCTATTATCTTATGCCAACGTGGTGTATCAGACGTACGAGTTATTGGTTACATTGAAGATGACCACAGGACATTAGATAGCTATTCTGCACAGCTTAAAGCATTGAACTATAACTGGGGACAGATGTTTCTACCGCACGATGGTAGGACTAAAGACTTTAAGTATGGCACTAGCGCAGAAGAGATAATGCGTAAGCAAGGTTGGGATGTAAGGATAGTTCCAATGGCAGACATAGAATCAGGGATTAGAACAACTCGCATGAACTTTCATCGTATATACTTTGACAAGTCAGCGATAAGATTAGTAGATTGTTTAAAGCATTACAGACGTAGCATTAATAGCAATACGCAAGAGCCAGGCGCACCATTACATGATGAATACTCACATGGTTGCGATGCAATGAGATACATGGCTACCTCTATTGACCAGATGAAGAACGAGTCATGGGGTGGCGGTAAGATACAATATAATTCTAAGGGTATAGTATGACGCCAGAAGAAAGAGCCGAATTAGTTAGACTTAAAGAGCTATTAAAAGGCAAAGAGCCTGTTAAACCTAAACGTGGTCGCAAGCCTAAAGGATAGATATGAACGACAGCGAAATACTTTACCGCATAGAACAAGAAGAACAAATCGCTTATGGTATTAATGACGCTGCTCTATCTAACGATAGGGCTACTGCTATTGACTACTACTTAGGCGAACCATTTGGCAACGAGGTAGAAGGTCGTTCACAGGTTGTTAGCTCAGATGTACAGGACACGATAGAGTCAGCATTACCACAGTTGCTTAAAGTATTTGTATCTGGTGACCAAGTAGTTACGTTTGACCCAAAGAATGCGGAGGATGTTGACGGTGCTGCACAAGAAACGGATTATATCAACCACATTGTCATGGAAAAGAATGACGGTTTTACAGTTTTCTACGTTTGGTTTAAGGACGCTCTACTTTCTAAGAACGGTTACGTTAAGGCATACTATGAAGAGGAATCTGAAGTTGAGGAAGAAAGCTACGATGGATTAACAGATGCACAGCTATCAATGCTAGTGCAAGATGAGAACGTTGAAGTATTAGAACACACCGCTTATGCTGATCCATCATTCAATCTTGAAGCCATGATGCAACAAGCCGTAGCTAATGGACAAGACCCATACGGAATGCAAGCACCATTCTTACACGATGTAAAGATTAGCGTTACAGAAACAAAAGGTAAGATTTGTATTAAGAACGTAGCACCTGAAAATATCATGGTGTCAGTTGATACAGCAAGCCCATCATTACAACACGCAAGGTTCGTACAGCATCGTGAGGTTATGAGTCGTGGTGAAGCATCAGAAGCCTTTAAGATTAGCAAGGTTAAGATGGATGAAATCTTTGCTGAATCATCAGATAACCTAGAGCAAGAATCAAACGCTCGTGACATTTACAATGAAGAGTATGACCGTGTATCTGATATGGGTATGGTATTAGTACGTGATACTTATATCCGCTTAGATGACGAGCTTACTCGCTGTGTTGTTATCGGCAATAGAATAGTATTTAAAGAGAAGGCAGAAGTCGTGCCATTCGCTTGCATTACACCAATGTTAATGCCACATCGTCATATAGGTCGTAGCTATTCAGACTTAACGATGGATATTCAGCTAATCAAGTCAACGCTATTACGTGGCCAGTTAGATAATATGTATCTAGCTAACAACGGCAGATATGCTATTAGCGACAGAGTTAATTTAGATGATATGCTGACCTCAAGACCTGGCGGTATCGTTCGTGTAGAAGGTGAGCCAATGTCAGCTATCATGCCATTAAGCCATCCACCTTTACCAGCCTCTAGCTTTGCATTGGTTGAGTACATGGATAGCATGAAAGAGAAACGCACCGGTGTTACTGCTTACAATCAAGGCTTAGATGCTAACAGTTTGAATAAGACTGCTAGTGGTATCGCACAAGTTATGTCTGCCGCTCAGCAACGCATTGAGTTAGTCGCTCGTACGTTTGCAGAAACAGGCGTAAAAGACTTATTTAAGTTAGTCCATAGGCTAGTGAGGACTTCATACACAAAACCTGATGTGGTGCGATTACGTAACAAATGGGTTGATGTTGATCCAAGAGAATGGAAGAACCGTAGCGACTTAACTATATCAGTAGGCTTAGGCGCAGGCAATAAAGACCAACAGCTTATGCACTTGACTACAATCTTACAAATGCAAAAAGAAGCACTAGCAGCAGGTATAACTTCACCTGAAAAGATTTATAACGCATTAGCTAAACTTACACAGAATGCTGGCTTTAAAAATCCTGAGGAGTTCTGGACTAATCCTAGTGAGAACCAACCAGCACCACCGCCTAAATCTGATACCGAGATTGCAATAGAAGGTCAGAAAGAAATTGAAGCGATGAAACTACAAGCAAGCGCACAGAAATTCCAAGCTGAAACTGAAGTGGCTAGAGAGAAAGCACAGCAACAATTACAACAAGAGCAAGCACGTTCTACTAATGACGTACAGATTGAACAAGCTAAGATTGCAGCACAGATGGAACTAGAACGCTGGAAGGCGGAGTTACAAGCTCAAGTAGATTTACAAAAAGAGCAGATGCGTGTTGAAGCACAGCGTCAGATTAAAGAGATGGAATATACACAAGCAAAACCCATGCCAATTAATGTGACTACACCTGATAACTCTGCTGTGATGGAAACATTGGCTGTATTACTTGAACAACAAAAACAAGCGAATGACGAATTAGTTAGAACATTAACCAAACCAAAAACCATCGTGCGTGACAATAACGGTCGTGCTATTGGTGTAAATTAAGGATAAATCATGGCAACATACGTAAAATATGAATTAGGTATTGAAAAGATGATGGAAGGCGGTAACGCTGGCTCTGATACTTGGCAACTTATCCTATCAAACACAGCACCAAACGTGGCTACTAATACTACTGCCGCTAGTGCTACTGAATTAGGCACAAGTGGTGGTTATACAGCAGGTGGTGTGAACTGTACGATTACAAGTGCGGCATCAACGGCAGGTACATATAAACTTGTACTAGCAGCACCAGCTTCACCAACATGGACAGCGTCAGGTGGTGGCTTTACGTTCCGCTATGTCATTCTCTATAACCTATCTCAAACACAATGTATTGGTTATTGGGATTATGGATCATCAGTTGTTATGAACGGTACTAACGCTGATACATTTACGCCTACACTAGATGCAGTGAACGGAGTATTTACAGTTGCTTAATGTTGACTACACTCTGCCATGTGAAACTGGCCATCTTGGATATACACCAGGTAAAATGAAATGACAGCACTATTAACTAGAGCAGCCAAAGGTTCAGCACTTACTTACACTGAGTTTGATGGAAACATTGACGAGATTGAACTACGCACCGGTCAAGGCTGGAATGACTTAGTTCAAGATGTAACAGTTCGGTCAGGCTCTAATGCACCTAGTCCTACTATCTTTATTGGTGGGATTAGTGCTTACGAGTTCTCACCTACCACTATGAATGAGTGCTTTGTAAACTTTCACATGAGGCATGACTATATAGCAGGCACTATGGTTTATCCTCATGTCCATTGGTCACATAATACAGATGCAGCAGGTGTAGTTCGGTGGGGATTTGAATATACACTAGCTAGACGTAATGACAGCACTGGTAATGTTACATTTGCATCACCTTCTACATTGTACATTGAGCATACAGTTACATTAGGTGAAACTTATCAGCATCATGTAAATGAAGCGGCAGATGGATTTGGTATAGCAGGAACAGACTTACAAGAAGATGCAATTATTATTTGCCGTGTGTTTAGGGATGCTACTCATATTAATGATACATACCCAGACCCAATTCATTTGCTAACAGTAGATATTCACTATGAGTGCAACACCCTATCAACCCCTTTGAGAGTTCCACCATTTAACTAATATGCCATATTTAGCTGACAGAGTAAAAGATACAACGACTAGCACAGGAACTACTGCTATTACGTTATCAGGCACAGCCCCGACAGGGTATCAAGCATTTGCTACTGCTTTTGGTTCTGCGTCTTTAGTAGTGCCATATTGCATAGTAGGAACTTCAGAATGGGAAGTTGGTAAAGGTACATTTAACGGTACTACTGGCTTAACTAGAGATACAGTTAGAGCATCAAGTAATAGTAACGCATTGGTAAATTTTAGCGCAGGTACAAAAGATGTATTTGTAACTGCAAACGCAGAATTATTAGATAACGCAAATGTAGGTTTACAATCAACCCAAATACGCGGTTGGGCTTTACCTTAAAGGAGTAATATATGGCAGGAAATAGTGACCCAATTTATAGTAAAGTAGGTGATATACAATCCTCTAGTTTAGCGGCAGGTACACTTCTTGGGCCAACAGCTAATACTGCTCAAGATGGAACAGGTACTATGTACCCCATTTGGGCGGCAGATGCTACCAATGGTGGGTTCTTTCAAAAACTAACCTTTGAGAGTATTACCACAGTAGCGGCAACCGTATGTCGTGTATTCTTATCAGATACCGTTCCAACAGTAACAAGTGGTGCGTTGGTATCTAATACTTCACTAAATACGCATAAGATTGGTGAGATTGCATTACCGCAAATCACAGTATCACAAACTGCCGCAGCCCCTCACTTAGAATTAGCTCTTAATATGGCTATTCCAGCAGGTTATCGTATTTCAGTTACATTTGGTACTTCCACTGGTGCAAGTACGACTGGGTGGTCAGTTTTGGGTATCGGTGGGAAATATTAATCATGGTCTATTGGCAAGTGACATTTAAAGATGGGTCACTTGGTTATCAAGTGATGGATGATGACCTAAACAATGCTATTGTTAAAGATATTGAAGGTAATCTAATGACAGGTGAATTTGAATATACAACTACGGACACAGAATGCCTTGTGCCAGCGTGGGCTTAAATGCTAGATTTTAGTCATGTACCTACAAGGGGTAATGCAGACGTACAAACCTTTATAGGTAATCAGCGTACTGTAACAGGCGGTACACAACAATGGGTAAAACCTAGAGGCATCTCTATGGTTCATATTCTTTGCTTAGGACAAGGTGGTAATGGTGCTTCGGCTACGGCAGGTGCTACATCAGCAGGTGGCGCAGGGGGTGGTTCAGGCGCACAATCTACGTTATTAATCCCTGCTCGTATGTTACCAGATATTTTATATGTTAGTGCTGGTGCAGGTGGCGCAGGTACGGCAGTAGCTTCAATCGTTGCCTCTAGACCAAATGGTGCAACCTATAACTCTATTCCACTAGCTCAAGATACATTCTTAATTGCTGGTGGTGCGATTGGTAATGCTGTAACGGCAGGTGCGGTAGGTACTGCTGCTACGGCTATCTTATCAGGCAAAGGTATTGCTACTTTCTTAGCAGGTTTAGCTGGCGGTGCAGGTGGTGCTGCCACAGGTGCAGTAGGTGCTGCGGTTGCTGCTAATACAACAGGATTGATGGTAAGTGCTGGAGGTGGTGGTGCAGGTATGAGTGCTGCTGCTGCTTTTGCTGGTGGGGCTGCTTTCACAACTGCTTTACCGACAGGCTTTGTTGGACATGGCACAGGTGGTACAGCAGGTACATCAGGCGTTGCAGGTGGTCGTGGTAATCATGGCGCACAGATATTATCAGACGCTAATGGCGGATGGGTATTATCAGGTGGTGGTGGTGGCGGAACTGGCTTCCCTACGGCTACTGCTTCAGCAGGTGGCAATGGTGGTAATGGTGGATTTGGTTGTGGAGGTGGCGGAGGCGGTGGTTCTGTCACAGGACAAACAGCAGGTGTTGGTGGATTAGGTGGGGCAGGGCTTGTAATTATAACGGCTTGGTGATTGGATAATCCATGTTAGGTTTTAACCCATTATCAAGCACCCCACTAAGTAGCTTACCAGTAGCAAGTGGCCCAGCAGCATACACATTAACGTGTAACGCTGGGGCTTACACTTATAGTGGGCAGGTTGCTACATTAACCTATACACCAGGCGCAACAACAATCAACTACACGTTAGTTTGTGCTAATGGTAGTTATAGTTATACTGGAGTAGCGGCAAGTCTTAAAGTTGCTCATAGACTTACCTGTAACGTAGGTGCTTACACTTATACAGGCATAGCGGCATCATTAAAGGTAGCACATAGATTAACTTGTGCAGTAGGGGCTTATACTTACACAGGTGTAGCAGCAAGTTTAAAAGTAGCCCACAGATTAACGTGTAATGCAGGTAGTTACAGTTATGTAGGGAAAGACGCAACACTTACTTACTCTGCTGGATCAACTGCGTATAGTTTAGCCTGTAATGTTGGTAGTTATGCTTATACAGGTAAAGTAGCTACATTAACGTATGTGCCTGGCGCAAGTTCTACAAGCTACACGTTATCTTGTGCTAGTGGTGCTTATATTTATGACAATGCTTACGTCAATAGTGGATATGTTGATAGTGGGTATTTTCAAGACAATGTAGTATTAACTTATGTAGCCAATAGGCAAGCAGGGCCAGGCAGATTTAGACGGCAGTTAATCGTAGTAGAGATAGACGGTAAAGAGTACAGGATATTTGCTGACGAACTAGAAGCCTTCTTAGCGTCAATGAAAGAGGAAGCTAAAGACGAACCAGTTAAGGTTGACAGAAAGACCAAGAAAGTTAAGAAGGTTAAAAAGGCAATAGTTAGACTGCCAGAGATTAAGATTATATCAGCACCTGTAAGCATTATTCCGCAATTACAGGCGCAGATAGAAAGAACAAACGTAGTATTATATAATATCATGAGCAAAGCAATGCAACGCTACTCTGATGATATTGAAGATGAAGAATTAATTTTGATGATGTTATAGGATATATATGGCAAGGTTAGCTGAATCAGGTTCTTTACAATATGGCATTGAGAATAACAATTTAACAAACGGTGTTGCAAGAATTGGTGCGTCTGGCTATATTGCTGGAACATATAAAGACTTTATGGCTTGGTCATCCTATAACGTAGGTATTGAGCCTTCATGTCTAGCGGCACGAGGTCATTTATATCATGCCTTCTATAAAGAGCTATCATCTTATGGTTACAACATGACCGCTTCAGGTGATTTCTTTAGCACTCCAGATAGTGTAGCGTCTAGCATTACAGGCAACATCTCAATGATTGTAGATGTAGCATTGACAGACTGGACACCAACGGTAGCTAACTGTTTAATCGCTAAAGACGGTGTAACAGGTGGTACACGTTCCTATCAATTCGCAGTAAGAACAGACGGCAAGCTACAATTTGCACACTCAACCAATGGCACAGCTATTATTACAGCAGTATCAACCGTAGCACCTAGCTTTATTGATGGACAACGCTATCATGTAGCAGTAGAGCGTGAATCAGTCACAGGTAAGGTTAGATTTTATACAGGCACAAGTCATTTAGAGATGACGTTATTAGGCGCAGAGGTAGCAGGTACGGCAGGTGCTATCTTTGACAGTGCAGCCATTGTGCAATTTGGTAACTTAGCAGCATTAACATTTGAACTAACAGGCAAGATATTTGATAGCGAGATATATTCAGGCTTGCAAATTACAGACCCGACTAACGCTGTAATGAAAGTAGACTTTGATCCGACTGACTGGGTAAGTGGTACAACATGGACTTCTGCTGATACAGGCGAAGTATGGACAATTAACGGTAACGCATTGGTAAAACGCACATGAGCGACATAGAAGATATTAAACGTGGTGAACAAGCCGATGTTGTGCTTAATAACCCATTATTTAAAGAATCAATCACAAAAGTACGTGACGGTATCATTAAGAGTATGGCATCAAGCGCATTAGGTGACGCTGAAACGCACAATCGTCTTGTGATAGCTATGCAGTTACTTAACCAAATAGAAAAACAGCTACAAGACGTTATAAATACAGGCAAGATGGCAACACTACAAACAGATAACAAATTTAAACTATTTAGGTAATGAGCGAGCCTAAATATAACTAAGCTCATAATGGAGAAGTAAAATGGCAGACCAAGCAGAAATGCAGTCAGCAGAAAGTCGTATGTTGGCTATGCTAGACGATTTTGAAGAAGAAGCACCACAAGAAGAAGTTCCAACTGAGGAAGTCGCATAGCAAGAGGAAACGGAAGGTGAGTCAGAACCAGAAGCGGAAGATGAAACAGAAAGCGAGGACTCGGAAGAACAACCAGAGCAGACTGTTAAATTAAAAGTTAATGGTGAGGAAATTGAAAAGCCTATCAATGAAGTAGTAGCATTAGCACAGCAAGGACTAGATTACACCAAGAAAACGCAAGAGGTAGCAGAGCAACGTAAAGAGTTAGAAGCCTACGCTCAAACCATACAGGTTCAAGAGCAAAGTTTCAGACAACAAGTTCAACTGCAAAACGCTTTAATTGGTGACGTAGCGCAACTAACAAACATTGACCAACGACTTGAAGCCTTTAACAACGTAAACTGGCAAGAGTTATCAGACAATGATTTTGTAGAAGCGCAAAAACTGTTCTTTACTTATAACCAACTGCAACAAACACGTAGTCATTTGGCTACGGAACTTGAAGCTAAATCTAGACAGATTACAGAGCAACAGAATCAATTATTAACTGAACGCATCGCAAAAGGTAAAGAGGTTCTAGCTAAAGAGATACCGAACTGGAGTAGAGATACCAGCCAGCAAATTATTTCAACAGGCAAAGAGTACGGCTTTACAGACGATGAACTCGGAATGATTGTTGACCCTAGACACGTTAAGGTCTTACATGATGCAATGCAATGGCGCAAGTTACAATCTAATTCGGTTGTAAAGAACAAAGTTACAAGTGCCAAGCCAGTAGTTAAGCCTGGTGCTAAAGATACAAAAAACGAGAGCAATTCACAATTTAAACAGCAACGTGAATCATTACGCAAGACTGGCAAATCTGAATATGCTCAACAATTAATTGAAAGAATGATTTAGGAGTAATATATGGCAGTTTCAGCAACCAACACCTATACCGGTCGTGGTATACAAGAGTCTTTTGAAGACGTTATTTTTGACATCTCTCCAGAAGAAACCCCATTTTTATCAACATTAAAACGCATGACGGCTGGGCAAACCTACCATCAATGGCAAACTGACGCTCTAGCAGCAGCAGGGGCTAATGCTCAAATTGAAGGTGACGATGGTACATTTGCAACATTAGCAGCAACAACTGTGCTAGGTAACTATGCACAAATCTCACGTAAAACAGTTCAAATCTCTGGCACATACGATGTAGTTAAGAAATACGGTCGTAAATCAGAAGTTGCTTACCAACTCATGAAAGCTGGTAAAGAACTTAAACGTGACATGGAATATGCTTTAGTTCGCAACCAAGCATCATCAGCAGGTGGCGCAGGTACAGCACGTTCTTCAGCAGGTATTGAATCATGGATTACTAACCGTGTTTTAGCAACTGGTTCAACAGCAGGTTCAACACCAGGCTTCTCAGGTGGTACAGTAGTAGCACCAACAGATGGTACTTCAGTAACTTTCGTAGAAGCTGACTTAAAATCTGCATTGCAATTAGCATGGTTAGACGGTGGCGATCCATCAACAATCTTGATGTCAGCTACTAACAAAGCTCGCTTTGCTAACTTTGCTGGTATCGCTACTAAGTACAATCAAGTAAACGGTACTTCACAAGCTACTATTACAGGTGCTGCTGATATCTATGTTTCAGATTTCGGCAATCACACTGTAAAACTTGACCGCTTCATGCGTGACCAAGTTGTTTTAGGCATTGACCCTGCTTACGTTGGATTGGCTACATTGCGCCCAATGGAAAAAGTAGAGTTAGCTAAAACTGGTGACTCAAGCAAATGGTTATTGACTACGGAGTACGCTTTAGTAGTACAAAATCCTGATGCTCACTGCAAGATTCAGAACACAGGGGCATAATGTAGGTTGATGTTTATGTAAAAGTATGCTATCCTATGTTCTTTAACTAGAAGATGGGATAGTATATGACTTGTTATTTAGATGGATGTAATGGAAAAGTTTATTCGTTTGGTTTGTGTAAGAAACATTATAGACGCATCAAACAATATGGAACACCTGAAGGTGGCGCAAAAGCTAGAGGAACACTAGAAGAAAGGTTTTGGAAGAAAGTAGATAAGCGTACTGAAAACGAATGCTGGAATTGGACTGGTGCTAAAAGTTCAAAGAAATACGGATTTATTGGTGCAGGTGGTGCAGGCGGTAAAATGATTGGCGCACATAGAGTGAGCTATCAATTAGCAAATGGTGATTTAATAGATACTGATTATGTATTGCATTCCTGTGATAATCCTAGTTGCGTAAATCCAAATCACTTACGAAAAGGCACTCAAAGCGAAAACATTAAAGAGGCTTTTGATAAAGGTAGAAAGACTACGTTTACACCATCTGGTGAAGATAACTCAAGGTCTAAGCTAACAGTAGAAAAAGTAAAGTTTATTAAATCAAACCCACAATTAGGGCATAAAGAAATTGCCGATATGTTTGGACTATCACCTAACTGCATAAGAGGTGTTAGAATTGGCAGAACATGGAAGGATGTAAATGCTTTTTGATTTTAACAAAGATACAGGTGTAACACAGACGTTTCACTACGATGACGCAACAGGTGATGTTAGTTTAACCTCACACCAGAATTTAGACGCTTTCTTTGAGGAAGTTAAAAGAAAACGTGATGACCCTGACGCATGGAAGAAAGGCGTTAAGGAAGAATGGGCGCATTATGCAAGCATACCGCCTGTTATAGAGATGCAATTACGCAAGAAGGGTATTGACATTAACAACCCATTGCAAACAAAAGAACTATTAAAAGAGATAAACACTAATTATCCATTTCTTAAAGTTACAACAGCTACGGTGAAATAATGGATAAAAACGAATTAAAAGATTGTCAACTAGCAATACATGATTTAATTGAGCGTGATGATTTTGAGAACGCATTACCAATAATCTATGCGGTGCTTGAGAACTATCCAGATGATGCGCCTACAATACACTTTTTAGGCTATATATGGCTACTATCAGGTAAAGAGGCACTAGCCTATCAAATGTTCAAACGTGCGGTAGAACTGCAACCAAACAACAAGGCATTATGGACATCACTAGGTAGAGCTTATCATGAGATGGATAGACAAATAGAGGCGATTAACTGTTTTGTTAAGTCTGCCGAGCTAGACCCAAATTACACAATGGCATATTCCAATATGTCAGCAACATTAGTACAGTTATCAGACTGGAGTGGTGCAGAGAAAGCCTCTACAATGGCACTAGAATGCTCACCAAGCGATTTAAATGCACAGCTTAACCTAGCACATTGCCACTTAGCTAAAGGCGAGTGGGATAAGGGCTGGCAACAATGGGCTAAGTCATTAGGCGGTAAGTTTCGCAAAGAATATATCTACGGTGACGAACCTAGATGGAATGGCTCAGCAGAAAAGAATTTAGTTATCTATGGCGAGCAAGGTTTAGGTGACGAGATATTTTATGCAAGCTGTGTGAATGATGCGATTGAGATAAGCAACAAAGTTTATATTGACTGCGATCCAAAGCTAGAAGGATTATTTAAACGTAGCTTCCCACAAGCAGAAGTGCATGGAACTCGTAAGATTGATAACCCAAGATGGCTAGAAAATGCTACAATAGATGCTAGATGCTCAATAGGTTCTTTACCAGAGTTTTTTAGGCATGATGATAGTGACTTTAAAGGTGAGCCATATTTAAAAGCAGACCAAGAAAGACGCTTAATGTGGCGAGCATTGTTTGACTCCTACGATAAGCGTGTTATCGGCATTACAACGCATGGCGGTAGTAAGATGACTAACGCTAAAGGTCGTAAGCTAACCGATAAAGACTTAGCGCCACTACTTAAGCAAGATTTTGTATTTGTATCACTAGATTACAACGTAGAAGATAAGATAGACGGTGTTAAATACTTTGAATGGGCGACAAACTCAAATGATTATGATGATACTGCTGCGCTTATTGCGGAATTAGACGGTGTTGTAGGTGTTAATACCACAGCATTACATTGTGCAGGTGCTTTGGGTGTTCCTACATGGGTGCTAGTGCCTAAATGTCATCAATGGCGATATGCAAGACCAACAATGCTATGGTACAAATCTATGACAATGGTTAAGCAAGGCGATAAAGGTTGGCTAGAGGTTGTAGCTGGTGTATGGCGTGATGTAGTAAAAGCATTATGCTAATTACAGACGAATATAAGGCTATGCAAGCCAAACTGCATGAGAATCCTGATTACGGTGTATCTAGCACATTCTTTGCACCGATTGTTGATAGTGTTGTTGAGTCTAACAACATTAAAGAGATACTAGACTATGGTGCTGGTAAATGTAGGCTTAAAGATTGTTTAACGGTAAGCGTTAAATACAGAGCATACGAACCTAGCAATCCTTTATGGGATAAGAAGCCAGAACCTGCGGAATTAGTTTGTTGCATTGATGTCTTAGAACACATAGAACCTGATTGCTTAGAGTCTGTCTTAGATGATTTAAAAAGATTATGCCTACCTTACGGATTGTTTACTATTCATACCGGTGCGGCACAAAAGATATTACCTGATGGTCGTAATGCTCATTTAATACAAGAGGATTGGACTTGGTGGAAAGAGAAACTAGACAGCCGATTTACAATCATCAAACATTTAATTATTGATACAGGCATCATTGTGTTTGTTAAGAATAAGGATTAAACATGGCATTTGCTACATATTCAGAATTTCAGACACTTGTTGCTAACTATGCGGCACGTACAGACTTAACAACGCAAATACCTGACTTTATCACATTTGCTGAGAATAGATTGTCACGCAGTTTACGCACCTCACCTATGCTGTCCACTTCAGCTTTAACAATTACAACTGGTTCAGCAACAATCCCAACTGATTTACTAGAACTACGAGATATCTATATAGACACTAACCCTGTTACTTATATTGAGTATCTAACACCTGACCAGTTCTACAAAAATGTATATGTCAATACTTCAGGCGCTAGTTTCTATTACTCAATTATTGATGGCGTATTTAAGTTTGCACCTTCACCTACATCACAGACGACCAATATACTTTACTATGCCAAGCCAACAATCTTATCTGTATCTAATACAACTAACATTTACTTATCTAACTATCCTGATGCTTTGCTATATGCAACAATGGCTGAACTTGAAACCTATCTAATGAATGATGCTAGGGTGCAACATTGGGCTGCTTTATACGATAGAGCTATTGATAATATCAAAACAAGTGACTTAGGATCTAAATATCCTAACACAGCATTAAATGTAACAGCTCATTAAGGATTAAAAAATGGCAAAGACAAAAATAAGCGAGTGGAGTTCAACACCTGGTTCAAATACAGATATTGATGGCATCAATCTTGCAGAAGGTATGTTGCCTTCAGACGTTAATAATGCTATGCGTGAGATGATGTCGCAAATAAAAGACCTTCAATCTGCAAACGGTACTTACTATACAGCCGACTCTGATGCGATTGCCGTTGGTGCTGGTGGTACAGGTGCTATTACTGCCGCTACTGCTAGAACTAACTTAGGTGTGCCTAGCCTTAGTGGTAATAATACTTTAGCAGGCGTACAAACATTAAGCGGACTAACAGCATCAAGCGCAGTAGCTACTAATGCAAGCAAAGAGCTAGTAAGCGTAACTAATACAGGTACAGGAAATAATGTACTTGCTACTAGCCCAACTATTACAGGTGCAACATTAACTACTGCAACCCTCAACGGCTCATTAGGCGCAACTACTCCATCAACGGTGGTGGCGACAGATTTAACAACCACAGGAAACACTATCTTAGGCAACGCCTCTACCGACACATTAAATGTGGGTAATGGTGATTTGATTAAAGATGCCTCTGGCAACGTAGGTGTGGGTACTACACCAGCCAGTTGGATTTCTGCTTGTGATGTAGTTCAAGTTTCTTCTACCGCTGCACTTTGGGGATATAACAACGGCTCTAAAAGTTGTAATATTTCTGAAAATTTTTATAGGAGTAGTGTGGATTCTGGGTATAAATATATTCAAAATGGGTATTCACAGATGTATTCCTTAGAAAATGGTCAACACGTTTGGTACAACGCACCATCAGGCACAGCAGGAAACGCTATTACCTTCACCCAAGCAATGACACTAGATGCTAGTGGTGGACTTAAAACTCTAAACACTATCGGTGTTGGCAACGCAACCCCATCAGCATCAGGTGCAGGTATTACATTCCCTGCCACACAATCAGCGAGTACAGATGCTAATACGCTAGATGACTATGAGGAAGGTACTTGGACACCTGCAATTACATATAGTGGAACGTCAACGGCTACATATAGTTTTAGAAATGGATATTACACAAAAGTAGGAAACCAAATAACTTTAACTGGAATTATATCATTTAATGAATCTACATCAACAGGAAATGTGTCTATTACTGGATTACCTTTTACAGCTTTAAATAATACTAGGAATAGAAGTGCATTTGCTCTATTTAGTTTTGGGTGGGTGGGTACAACAGTAGGTCTAATGGGGCAAATCCAAGAGAACCTAGCGTCAATATATCTATATCTTAATGATAATGCAGCGACAATAGTTACGGCTTCAAATACTGACACAGACCAAGATATAAATTTTACTTGCACTTATTTTGGCGCTTAATTTAAAGGAACAAATCATGTTTACAGAAACAAAGACAATAGACCAAATTACAATCACCGAGAACGGCACAGTTTTATACCGTGAGGCTACTCGTATTCTTAAAGATGGTGAGCAGATAGCACAAACCTATCACCGTTCAAGTTTAGCCCCTGCATCAGACTTAGCAAATGTGCCTGAGAACGTAGTGGCGATATGTAACGTGGCTTGGACACCAGAAATAGTTGAAGCATATCAAGCATCACAACAAGCAATAGGGTAATTAGTCTGCCCACTCAGACTAAATATTAAAAGGAAAACACGAAATGGCAAAAGATAAAGAACCCCAAATCGTTAAGATAGATGATGTTGAATACGATGCTAATAATTTCAATGAGCAGCAAGTAGCCTTGTTTAATCATTGCATTGATTTAGACCGTAAGATTGGTAGCACTACATTCCAATTGCAACAACTGAACGTAGGTAAAGATGCATTCATTAAACTATTGAAAGAGGCATTGATTGCGACTGATGCGGAAGTGGTGGAGTAAATGATAGAGACCCTGATAGCGAAAGTAAACGCATTCTTTGCAAAACTCTACATACCTTGTGGTGTCCCTGCCGATAAGCAAGCGCATATGCTATCAGGGTTTTTGATTGCTGTAGTCCTAACCCCGTTTATTGGGGCTTACTCTATCCTAGTAGTGGCTACAATAGCAATATTAAAAGAAATATACGACTACGAGCATAAGTCTATTCACACTCCTGACTTTTGGGACTGGGTGGCTACGAGTTTAGGTGGATTATTAGCATCTTTATTGTTTAGTATGGTTTAACAAGGAATTTTATGGCAACTGTTCGCATCCCATTTAATGAGTGGCTACCAGACCAACCAGCAGTAGCACAGTCTATGCAGGATGCAACTAATGTCGTGCCTATTGCTTCAGGTTATGCGCCATTCCCTTTATCTGCTGATTATTCTAATGCGGCATCAGAAAGCCTATTAAATGTAGGTACAGGTAAGTTTAGCAATGTCACACAATTATTTGCAGGTGGTGCTACTAAACTATTTAAGTTTAACTCTACAACACTTAACCTAGATGATGTATCAAAAGTAGGTGGCTATAATACTGCATCATGGGATTTTGAACAGTTTGGCGATGTATTGCTTGCCGCTAATGGTATTGATAAAATTCAAGCATGGACAGTTAATAGCTCTACCGTATTTGCTGACTTGGCTGCTGCCGCACCTGCCGCTAAATATGTTACGGTAGTGCGTGATTTTGTAGTGGCTGCAAACTTAGATGATGGTGCTAATCCTACTAAAGTTCAATGGTCAGATATAGCAGATGAAACAGACTGGACACCAAGCGCATCATCACAATCAGATTATCAGATAATCCCTGACGGTGGAAACATTACAGGCATTACAGGTGGCGAAATTGGTTTGATATTCCTAGAGCGTTCAGTCGTTCGTATGTCATATATTGGCAGTCCATTCTTCTTTCAGTTTGATACTATCTCACGTAATCTAGGTTGTAGATATTCAGGCTCTATTGCTCAATATGGGCAAGTAGCTTACTTTCTTTCTGACGATGGCTTTTACTCATGTGATGGCCAAGTGATTATGAGTGTTGGTAACGAAAAGGTAGATAGATACTTTTTTAATAATCTTGACTTAAATAAAGTTAGCACAATTAGTACGGCTATTGATCCTATTCGTAAACTAGTCGTATGGAACTATCCTACTGTATCTCAAACACGCTCACTATTGATTTATAACTGGCAATTAAAAAGATGGTCGCAAGCTGAAACAACAGTAGATTATATTACTAGCGCAGCATCTACAAGCTACACATTAGAAGGACTTGATGCGTTTGGTACGCTTGATACTTTAACATCATCATTAGACTCACCGCTATGGTCAGGTGGATATTTCTTATTTGCTGGTGTATCTGGTACAAACATTATTACTTTTACCGGTGCTAATTCAACTGCTAACTTGGTGACAAGCGATATAGAGCAAGGTTATAACTCTATTGCTACATTAGGCAGGCCACAGATTGATAACGGCTCTGCTACTGTTGCCGTAGCATCTCGCAAAGAGCTAGATGATACAATTACATTTTCAACTGCTGTCGCAACGTCATCTGAAGGTAGAGCATCGTTAAGGTCTTATGGTAGATACCATAGATTTGAAGTAGTGCCAACGGGTAACTGGACAAGCGCTATGGGCATTGATGTTGATATTACGCCACAAGGGAATCGTTAATGTATCGTAATCTAAACTATGCTGGTGGTTCACCACGTGAGATATCAGAGGTAGTCAATAACATAATGAACGGTAAAACAAATAATACTGGCACAGTGACATTGGCGGTAGCAAGCGCAACAACGACTACGATTAACGATGAAAGAATTGGTTATAACTCTATTATTACATTTATGCCAACAACGGCTAATGCCGCTAGTGCGTTGACAAACTTATATGTAAGCGCAAGAACTAAAGGTAGTGCAACACTAACACATTCAGCAAACGTAGCAGCAGACAAAACATATAGTTATATAATAGTAGGATGATAGTTAAATACATTACTAAAGACCAATTACGAGCAAACTGGCCGTTTGTTAAAGTTGGCTTGGAAAAGGTAAGAGATAAAGGACACAACGACTGGATAGTAGAGGACATTTATTGCGATTGTTACGAGCAAAGGTCACTACTATTTATGTGTATTAACGATGATGTAAATATAGGCTTTATGGTAATGCAACCTAACGGACATTCTATGCACCTATGGGCAGCTTGGCTAGATAACCATCAAGATATAACAGAAGGGTTATTTCACGCTAAGGCTATCGCTAAAGAAGGTGGCTATAATAAATTAACTTTTACATCTGCTCGTAGAGGGTGGGATAAGAAAGCAAAACAATTAGGATTTAACCCATCAACATGGGAAATGAAAGTTTAAGGAGATAGGAATGCGTTACAACCATTTAGATATGTTGCCAGAAAAAGCATTTAAACCAATAGGCAAATCAATGACATTAGAAGGTGGTGGCGGTGGCGGTAGTCAGCAACAAACATCTGCAACCTCAATTGATCCTACGCTTAAACCTTTTGTACAGTATGGACTGACTGAAGCAAAAAATTTATATCAGAGTGCTGGCCCTGGTTACTATCCTGGTCAAACTTATGTAAGTCCATCAGGTGCTACTCAACAAGCTCTAACAGCTACGGCTAATCGTGCTATTAGTGGCAGTCCGCTATTACCTGCCGCACAATCAAACTTAAAGAACTTGCAGACAGCGACTAATCAAGCTAATCCAATGTATCAAAGTTTATATGGACAATCTCAAACAAGTCCTGCACTAGCTAATACTGTTTACTCTAATCTTGCATCAGGACAAATGACAAATGCAGCCAATCCGTATAATCAAGATACTGCTAGTGGTGCTTATCTAGGTGCTAATCCTTACTTTAATCAAGCGATGCAAGGTGCTGGGCAAGCTGCTGCTTCAAATTATTGGGATGCTGTAAATGCTGCACAATCAGGCGCATCACAAGCAGGTCGCTATGGTTCTAATGCTCAAGCTAACTTATTTAATAAAGCTGGCACGACTCTTGCTAACTCACTTGCAAATAAAGCAGGTGAACTAGGTTATAATCAATACGCTAATGAGCGAGCATTACAAGAAGCTGCTATGGGACGTATGGGTCAACTATCTCAATCTGATATTGCAAACCAATTAGCAGGCGCATCAGCATTAACTGGTGTAGGTCAACAAGATTATGCAAATAGAATGGGTGCTGCTAGCGGACTTGCATCTACTTCTGCTGGCGATTTAAGCAGACAACTTGCTGCTGCTGGTCAAGCCCCTACTCTTGCTCAAGCTGACTACGCTGATATTGCTCAATTAGCTAATGTTGGTCAAACTCAAGAAGGCTATCAACAACAAGCATTGCAATCTGATATTGACCGTTATAACTACAATGCTAACTTACCATACCAAAAACTATCACAATTTGCTAGTTTGGTTGCAGGACAGCCTCAAGGCTCTACTACGACATCAACATCAAGTAGCGGTGGCGGTAAGATTGTATGTACAGCGATGAATCATGCTTATGGCTTTGGTTCATTCCGTCAAACAATATGGTTGCAACATTCAGCTACTATGCCTAATGCTAAAACGATTGAGAAGGGCTACCACACGTTATTCTTACCTATCGTAGCTTATGCCTTTAACGGAACACCAAATGCGCTTAGAAAGACTGTAAGACGTGTTTTAGAGCATATTGCTCGTCATCGTACTGCTGACTTATGGAAAGAGATGCGAGGCAAGAAACGTGATACGCTAGGTCGTATCTATCGTGCTGTAATTGAACCTATCTGCCACTTAGTTGGCAAAGTGAAAGGGGCTTAATATGGGTATGCCAATTCTTATAGGTGCTGGCTTAGGTGCTGGTACTAATTTATTGCGAGGTAAAGGTGTAGGCGGTATTTTAAAAGGTGCTGCTTTAGGCGGTGCTTTAGGCGGTGTAGGTGGTGGACTTAATGGTTTATATAATGGCACTTCGTTTTTAGAAGGCGCAGGGTTAAATGGATTAAGTGGTGCTGCCGCAAATGCTGGTACAGTTGGCGAGATACTGCCAGGCACAATAGAAAGTTCGGGTTTAGTATTTAATCCTTCTACTGGTTCTTACTTAGCACCTGAATCATATTTAGGCGCAGGAACATCAATGCCAGTCTTTACAGGTGGTGAAGGCTTGCTATCTAATGGTATAAGTAACTTAACTGACATGATGCCACAAAGTCTATCTGAAGTTGCAACACCAAAAAACTTACTCGGTGTAGCTCAAGTAATGAGTGCCATGCCTGAAAATAAAGCACCACTACAAAACATTGGTGGCGGTCAAATATCACATGGTCAAATGCCTCAATACGTGCCATTTAATACTGGTACTACGCAGACTTGGAAGAAAAGGAATCAATAATGGCTGATTTTAATATATTTGGCACAGCACCAGAATCATTAGCAGGGTTACTAGGCGAGCAAGCTACTAAAGACTTGCAACGTAAAGCAATGACTACTGGATTGATTAACACAGCATTAGGTTATCTAGTACAGCCTAAGAATCAAAACTTAGGGCTAGGTCGCATCATTGGTCAATCATTAATGTCAGGTATGACAGGCGCTCAAGGTGTATATACAGGTGCGTTAGAAGATTGGCAGACTAAACAAAAGATTGCAGAGTTGCAACGTAAAAATGCTTTACAAGAAAAAGTACAAGGCATGATTGGCGGTATTACTGATCCTAACGAACAACTATACGCACAACTTTCACCAGAGCAATATGTAGCAGGTAAAGTTAAGCCTCAAAAAGCATTTAATATACTTACACCAGAACAATCTGCGTCTTATGGATTGCCTACTGATAAAGGGCAAAAATATCAAATGACTGATTCTGGAGTGTCTTTAATTGGTGGTACTGAAGCAAAAGATATAGAAAGTTGGTCTGACCCATATCAATTAGGTGGTCAAACTGTACAAAAAAATAATGTTACTGGTCAAATTCGTCAAGCAGTTACATTGCCATCTACGACAAATGTTACTTATGGCGCACCTGTTTCTGGTGTTGATGCACAAGGCAATCCAGTATTTTTTCAACCATCAAAAGGTGGTGGCGCACCTGCTATTATTCCTGGTGTTACTCCACCGCAAGCTAAGCCTGCTGAAGCAATTACAAAACAAGTAACAGGGATTGATAATTTACAATCAGCTATTAATAATTATCGTGAAAAATTAAAAACTTGGAAACCGCAAGATGCAGTAGATCCAAATAAACGAGCAACAATGACAACAACATATAATAATATGATGTTGCAAGCTAAAGAGGCTTATGGTTTAGGCGTATTAAATGGCCCAGATTATTCAATTTTAACTGATACTATTGCAGACCCAGTAAGTGCTAAAGGACTTGTATATGGGGCAACTGGTGGATTAGACCAACAAGCTAAAACATTAGATGATTTAATGACGAACATGAAAAAAACAATTCAAAAATCTCAAAAAATTATGCCTAAAAATGAACAAATGCCTATTGCTCGTAGAAAATTTAACCCAGTAACAGGAAGGATTGAATAATGGCACAAATTATTGAAGTTCCTGGCTACGGTGAAGTAGAATTTCCTGATGAAATGACAGATAATCAAATATCATCTGCTATTCAGCAAAATATGATGCCACCAAAAATTTCACAAATTGAACCTACAAACATTCAACCTAAACGAAATTCTATTGATGAATTAAAACGTCAATTAGGATTAACTGGTCGCTATGGTTTAGAAGGGTTAGGTTCTATTGCAGACTTGGCTTCTACTCCTGTTCGTGGTGCAATTAATTTAGCCATGCCAAAAGATAGACAATTGCAACCAGTTTCATTAGGTGGTTCTATTGCTAATGTACTAGGCTTGCCACAACCTGAAACTGGTACTGAACGTGTTGTAGGTGACATCAGTAGAGCAATGGCAGGAACTGGTGGTGTAATGAAGTTAGCAGGTGGATTATCTCCAACTTCTAATATAGGCCAAAACATTGCAACAGCGTTATCATCAAACGCACCTACTCAAGTTGCTAGTGCCATTGGTGCTGGTGGCGCAGGTGGATTAACTAGAGAAGCAGGTGGTGGTGAATTAGCTCAACTTGTTGCTAGTCTTGGCGGTGGATTTGCTGGCGGCTCATTAATTCCACCTAAACCTATTGGATTATCAACTGCACAATTACAAAATGTTAATAAAGATAAATTGTTAAATACTGCACAAAAGGCAGGATATATTGCATTGCCTAGTGATGTTGGTGCTGGTAAAGGTGCAAAAACATTAGAAACATTATCAGGTAAATTTAAATCTGAAGAATTAGCAAGTTCTAAAAATCAAGATACAGCTAATAGTTTAACTCGTAAATATCTAGGCTTACCTGAATCTACACCATTAAATGAAGATACATTTTCATCATTAAGAAATGCTCATAGCGAACCATATCAATTAGCATCACAATTACCTGCTGGACAGATTGGTACAACCTCTACAAAATCATTAGCTACCGGTAAAACATCAACTACACCAATATATAAAAATGGCGCACAAGTTGTTGAAGAACTTAAAATGGCTAGAGATGACTCTCGTGCTGCATGGAAGTCATATAATTCTGGTACTGCACAAAATCCAACTGAATTAAGACGACAAGCACAAGCATCAGATAAACTTGTAGTTCAACTAGAAAAACAATTAGATAATTTAGCTCAATCTAATAACCAACCTAATTTATTAAAATCATTAAATGAAGCTAGACGTAATATAGCAAAAGTTCATACAGTAGAAAAAGCAACTATTGGTGAAAACTTAATTGATTATCGTAAGATTGGTAAAGCGATTGATAAAGGCGCACCAATAACAGGGAAACTAGCATTAGCAGGTAAATTTGCTAAAGAGTTCCCACGAGTAAATAAACCAATACCTTATGAGCCTACTGCATTTACATTGCCTGACGTATTTAGTTCGGTAGTAGGTGCTGGTGTTGATGTATTGACTGGAATTCCATTTGCTAGTGGGTTGCCTGCTGCTCGTGTTGGAAGTCGTTATTTGATGGAATCTAAACCATTTCAACAAAGATATGTTAAACCAAAATATAATCCATTAACTACACCATACGTTCCATACGCTGGGCTACTACAACAAGACCAATAAGGACTACCATGCTTAACAGACGACACGATGACAATAAGGAAGCCGATATGACACCTGAAGAACAAAAAGAGCTTCACAAAGAAGCCATCAAAGAAGCGATTAACGAGTGGTTAGATAAGCAATATATCCTATTTGGCAAGTGGACATTACGAGGCATGGCTTCAGCAGGATTAGCGATGTTTCTATATGGTTACGCTGCCGCACATGGCTGGATCGTAAAATGAAAACCTCTTTCATTAATCGCATTACACTCTGTCAGCATTGTCGTAAGGCTTTTATTATAAACGAAGAAGGCAACGAATCTGAATGTGACGGCTGTATTGCGGAAACAGAG